AATTAGGACTGAGTCTATGCCATGACTGGTAAGCATTGGTTGCTTGCTCATGCTGCCACCTCTGCTACTAGTGCCTTGATGTCAGCTATAAGGTTGTTGCTTAACTCAAGGGTAGACATGGTAGACCAGTCGGTTAGCAAGGCTGGCGTGCCTGCTGTTGTGTATACGTCTGATACGTCCTCGCCTGTTAGACCATAGTATGCGTCCTGATGATTGTATGCTTGCTCGGTTGATGTGTTCATAGTTAGTGCCTTTAGTTGGTTAGTTACAGTGTAATAATAGCAGGTTACGCGCAACATGCAAGCACTCATTCACATAATTGTACCCACCCGACAAGCGGTATACATGGTTGCATAGTCAACTACTGCCTAGTCAATCGACATGCTTCCTTTTATACGGGCGAGTGTGGAAAAGTGGACTTCGGAGACGCGAATAGTGCGGGGGTCAGTTACACCCCCCAATACTTCCAAGGTCTGATTTCAATTAACTAATTACCATAACCCCCCAACATTCCCAAGACTCATACCCAATAAACCTATTATCCGAATCCTCCCACCAACTCAAAGTAAGCACGGACAGTCTAAGTAGGCTGCTACAATAGTGCTTATGGCAGATTACTGGTGTATTATACGAACACCTTAAAGGAGACTGATATGGCTGTATCACCTAAAGACCAGACTAACGATGAATGGATAGCTGACTACGATAAGGCAGAGGCGGAGGAGCAGAAGAAGAAAGTCCGTGAAGGTGAATACTACGGGCTATCTGTTGAGCATATAGAATATCCCAAAATCTATACATGGGGTCATTAATGGATATAGAATTACCGAATGAATGGGATTGCATGGAACACCAGAAACCACTATGGCAGTATCTTAGTAGTGGTGGTAAACGTGCTGTTGCAGTATGGCATCGTCGAGCCGGTAAAGATTCCACTGGCTTAAACTATACCGCTGCTGAGGCTATGTCTAAGCCTGGTGTTTATTGGCACATGCTCCCGACACAACGGCAAGCCCGTAAAGTAGTATGGGATGGTATTGATCGTAAAGGCCGGAGGATGATCGACCAAGTATTTCCTAAAGAGATTCGTAAGGCTACACGTCAACAGGAAATGCAGATTGAGTTAAAGTCTGGTTCTATCTGGCAGTTGTGTGGCAGTGACAACTACGATGCCTTGGTTGGTGCTAACCCTACAGGGGTTATCTTCTCGGAGTGGTCATTATGTAATCCTGCTGCGTGGGACTTCATTCGTCCTATTTTAGCGGAGAATGGTGGCTGGGCATTATTCATCTATACGGCACGGGGTAAGAACCACGGACACGATATGGCTGAAATGGCTAGGCAGAATCCTAAGTGGTACTTTTCGAAACTAACAGCAGACGATACTACCCGTGAAGATGGTACGCCTATTATCACGCCAGAGGCTATTCAAGATGATCGTGATGCCGGTATGTCTGAAGATATGATTCAGCAGGAATACTATTGTTCTTTCGATGTGGCTATTCAAGGTGCTTACTTTGCTGCGGAACTAGCTACGGCTCGTGCGGATAAGCGTGTTGGCTTTCTACCAGTTGACCCTTCTTTACAGGTTCATACCTTTTGGGATTTAGGTATTAATGATGCTATGACGATATGGTTTGTTCAAGCTATCGGTAAAGAGATTCGACTGATTAACTACTACGAAAATAATAACTTTGGCATGGCCCACTATATTGACTACCTAAATACGTTCAAGGTTGAGCATAAGTGCCATTACGGTGAACACTACGCCCCTCACGACATTAAGGTGAGAGAGCTAATGTCTGGTAAGTCACGTCAGGATACCGCGAGAGAAATGGGTATTAACTTTAGAGTGGTTAAGCAGCATCGTGTCATTGACGGTATTGAAGCTGTGCGTAGATTGTTCTCTAGGTTCTGGTTCGACGACTCACGTTGCGCTAAAGGGATTGATTGTATTGCGTCTTACCATAGAGAGTTTAGCGAGAAGGATGGTGTCTATAAAGATGCCCCTGTTCACGACTGGGCTTCTCATGGTGCTGACAGTTTACGGATGCTAGCAATGGGCTGGCACGAACGATTAAACAGTGGTTCGGGTAGACCTAAACAAGCGGTGCAAACCAAAGTAGGGTTTAATATCTTTGAATAAGCGTCATGCTAGAGAGGTGGAGTGGTCGTTAGTGTTCACCCCTAGCGAGTATAAGCACTGGTCAATGAGGTGGTTACACCCTGAGTTTCGTCATGTATATGCAATAAGACAGGAAGGAGACTACTGGTTAAAGGTAGACAGCGGGGGTAATTTACTATCTACTATCATCCTTACGGTAGAAGACTATCCTATGCTCCGTGATTACACAGGGCAAAAGGCTACTATCGTTAATGTTAGGAGTGTTCCTGCATTGGCACATAGAGGCGGTCTTTGTTATTTTAATTGCGTAGAAGTGTGTAAGGCACTGCTAGGTATCAAGAGTTTTTTAACTTTCACACCATATCAACTATTTAGGAGTTTAACCCATGAGCGGAATGTTCTCATCAAAAAACCCAAACAAAAAAGCGCAAGAGCAGCAACAAGCTGAGTTAGCGAGACAGAAGAAGCTAGAAGAATTGAAGACAGCCGAGGAAGAAGACGAGATTGGTCGTCGGAAAGCTCTATCCGCTTCCGGTGCTGGTGGTCGTCAATCTCTGATTAAGACAAGTCAGGCAGGTTTAAAAGCAACTACAGGCAGCTAACATGATACCTAAAGGTCTAGGAACCGAGCAAGATTTGCTTAAACGGTTCAAGAAGGCAGAAGATCGCTTTGAAATGTGGCGGTCACTGCATCAAGAGGCTATGGACTATTCCTGTCCTAACCGTGAGACATTCAACGAAAGAAGTGCTGGGCAGACCAAGGATAGACATATCTTTGATTCAACGGCAGTCGTGGGATTAAGTCAGTTCGCTAACCGTATACAGGCAGCCTTGGTTCCATCATGGCAGCAGTGGGCGCGGATAGTAACAGGCAGTGAAGTACCCGCCGAGGATGCTGCTGAACTTAACCCTGAGTTAGAGATTATCACTAATAAGTTCTTCGATGCGTTGAACCATTCCAACTTCTCTACGGAGATAAGCCCATCGCTAATAGATTTGGGCATTGGTACTGGTGCGATACTGCTTGAGGAAGGCGAGTTCAAGTCTGGTGATATGTTCCGGTTTACGAATATCCCCTTAGCGGAGTTGTACCCTGAACGTCCGCCTAATGGCCCTGTCGAAAGTGCTTGGCGTAAGCAAGAGATTGAACTTGCTCATGTAACGAGAGTTTGGCCCAAGGCTAAGTTACCGGATAAGTTAGCAGAGAAGGCTAAGAAAGACCCTTACTCTAAAGAAACCTTCCTTAACGGTATGCTGTTTAACCCTACCGATAAGAAGTATCACCAGATTGTAATGCACGAAGCTAGTAAGTCAGTCGTGTTCACACAGTCATTTAACAAGAAGCGTTTAATTGTATTCCGCTGGCAGGTAACACCTAACGAAGTATTTGGTCGTGGGCCGGTTATCCAGCAGATTGCAGATATTCGCACGTTGAACAAGGTTAAAGAGTTTGTACTACAGAACGCAGCATTACAGATAGCCGGTGTTTATACGGGCGTTGATGATGGGATATTTAACCCTCACACGTTCCAAGTAAAACCCGGAATTATTAATCCGGTTTCCAGTAATGACATTAATAATCCGTCTATTCGTCCGCTTGAAAGAGCTGGGGATATTGGGTTAAGTCAGTTCGTGATGAATGATCTACAGGACGGTATTAAGAAAGCGTTAATGTCTGAGCCTTTGGGTGATGTTACGGATGCGGTTAAGTCTGCAACTGAGCAACAGATTAGGCAGAACGAGAACCTTAAAGATAGAGGCTCAAGCTTTGGTCGATTAAAGACTGAGCTAGTTGAGCCGTTGATTGCTGCCGGTATGGACATTTTAAAGTCTCGCGGTGTTATCCCTGACCTTAAACTAGATGGTAAAGAAGTTACTATTCGCCATACTAGCCCGTTAGCTAAGTCAGAAGACGTTGAAGACTTCCAGAACATTCAGATTTGGTTGCAGACTCTTATGGGTATGCTTCCTCCTGAAATGATGGCTCTAGCTGTCAAGATGGAAGACGTGCCGCGATTCATGCAAGAGAAGTTGGGATTACCAGCAACACTTGTTCGGACACCAGAAGAATCCAACGCTATGATGCAGAAAGCGCAGCAGGAAGCAGAAGCACAACAGGAGGCTCAAGGTGGACAACAGCAGCAACCCGTTTGATGATCTAGGACAACAGCCAGAAGTAACCGGCCTTAATGCGCGTGACTACTTAATCCACCAAGTATTCAAACAGAGTGCAGAAGGGGCCGAGTTGTTGAGGCAATGGAAAGAAGTGCTTATAATGACCGCCACTGTAAAGCCTAACTCTACGCAAATGGAGGTAGGTATCAGTGAAGGTCAAAAACTGTTCATCCGTAACATACTATTAACTATTAATAAGGTAGAGAATGATGACTGATTCCTTAATGGATACATCAGCAGAACCAGAAGCAAATACTGAAACAGCGGCAACCACTGAGACTTCAACAGAAGAAGCAGCGGCGGCAAAATACTATCTATCAGAAGGAGTAGCAGGTGAAGGTGATGCGCCAGAGTGGTTCAAAGGTGAAAAGTATAAGAATGTCTCTGAGCAAGCGAAGGGCTATAAAGAGCTTGAAAAGCGGTTCGGTAGTTTCACAGGCGCTCCCAAAGAATACGAATTAAACCTTAGCGAAGATATGGTTAATGCTGGGGTAGAGATAGCTGACGATGATTATATGCTGGCTGACGCTAAAGTGTTTGCGAAAGAGGCTGGGCTGAATCAGGAAGGCTTTGACAAGATGGTTGGCCTGTACGTTAAGAACCAGCTAACTGACCAGATGGCACAGGCTGATTACAAGACAGACCAGATTAAAGCATTAGGCAGTGATGGCCCTGATCGTATTAACAATGTCTCTCTGTGGGCAGAAGCTAATATGGAAGGCGAGACTATGGAGCAGTTCAAGGCTTCAATGGTTAGTGCAGATGCTATTCAGATAGCCGAGTGGTTTATTGGTCGTGAGCAGAACGCAAGCGTATCTCCATCGGATGCTACTACGTTAAGCGGTAAGTCTGAGACTGAGATCAAGGATATGCAGTTTGCCAAGGATGAATACGGTGGTCGTAAGATTGCTACTGACCCTGCTTTCAGGGCTGAGTATGAAAAAGCACGTGATGCGTTCTATGGGAATACCCGCAGAGCTAACATAGGTTAATCCCAGCATGGGACTACAGACCCCCTTTATTGGGGGTTTTTTGTGTCTGTAAGTTAGGGAAATGAAAATAAACTTAACTCTATTTACGTAATGGCCTTTTTTGGCCCCCTAATTGATGTAAGAAGTTTGATTAGGGCAATAGACTGGTAACAAACAATTATTTTTTGTACCGTTTCTGTACGTTTCAGGGTATTTAGTTGACTAGTAAACCATTGACTAAGCAATTAGTTGACAACGAAACGGGGTGCTGGTATAAAGCATATATCTTCCTACCGCTACCCTTTCTATAGGCCGGAACAGGATTTAACCAGATTTGGCTAAATCGCTCCGTTTCGGACACACGATTAACCAAAAAAGCAGTACTTAATCGTAACTATAGAAGGGACATAATATGTCTACTAGTTTAACTAACGTTGCCTCAATTGAATTTGACAATGAAGTAAAGCACGAATACCAAGGGGCAGCTTCGCTCCGTAATACCGTAACAGTTCGTACCGGCGTAGTGGGTGGTTCATACCGTTTCGCTCGTATGGGTAAAGGCATGGCTAACCAAAAAGCTATCCAAGCCGATGTTACTCCAATGGATATTTCACACGCACGTCAAACCGCCATTCTAGGCGATTGGAATGCACCGGAATACACCGATATCTTCGCTCAGGCAGAAGTAAACTTTGACGAAAAAGCAGAGCTGGCGCAAAGTATCGCTAAAGCTATGGCTCGTCGTGAAGATCAGATAATCATTGACGCTATTGAAGCTGCTACATTCGCTGCAACTAACGACTCTAATCCTGATACTGCGCGTGTTGAAGATATTTCAGCTACTCGTAACTTCGATTTGGCATCTATTCGTACAGCTAAAGGTCATTTAGATGATATTGAAGCTGATAGCGCTGACCGTCATATCGTTCTTCGTGCTCAAGCATTGCAAGAGTTGTTGTCTGACAGCACTGTAACTAGCGGCGATTTCAACACTGTTCGCGCACTTGTTAACGGTGAGCTTGATACTTACATGGGCTTCAAATTCCATGTTATAGGTACTCGCGCTGAAGGCGGCTTGTCTGGTGTTGCTGCTGACCGTACAGCTTATGCTTATACTAAAGCGGCTATTGGTTTAGCTATTGGAATCGACATGACTACTAATATCGACTGGATTGCTCAGAAGACTTCATGGTTGTGTAATGGTTGCTTTAAAGCTGGCGCGATTGTTCGTGAAGCTCAAGGCATTGTTAAAATTCAATATGATGAGGGTGTATAATCATGGCTTTTTCTGCAACAGAGTTTTTGCCTCTCTCAAGTATGGCAAACAGTAACGCAGCGCGTCACTACACTTATTCTACAACCGACACTAAGGCAACTGCTGTAGCTTCTGGCTATTTTGACAGCGTTGCTTCTACGTTGAATGTAGGTGATTTAATCTGGGCTGTTGGTGTTACTGGCGGTACAGAAGTGTTTACCTTAATTATGGTAGATGCTATCAGTGCGGCAAACGTTGTAACTACTAAGAGTTCTACGCTAACTTTGGCGTAAGGCTTTACTGGGCAGGGATGCCCTACTTATTCTAGGCGTAGCTTATGGCTGCGCCTTATCTGATTGAGGATTATTCATGGCGACTTCCATTAGTATCGCTTCAAATGCACTTGTTCTTATCGGTGATAACCCAATCAGCTCCTTTACGGAGGCGGGAACAGGCGCACAAGCTGCGGCCAATCTGTACCCCAATGCTTACGAGCAAGCACTATCTGAACACCCTTGGTCTTTTGCGACTAAGGAGGCTGTTCTAAGCAGGCTAAGTGCTTTACCTGATACCCGCACCGGCTTTAAATATGCGTTCCAACTCCCTAGCGATATGATTCGGCTATGGAAGATTATGGATGATGGTCATTACGCTATTGTTAACGGTTTACTGTACTCCAATTTAGAGTCGCTAATGGCTCGGTATGTCTACAAGGTTAATGAGTCTGAACTGCCAGCTCACTTCGTTAGCGGCTTGCAGTATAGGTTGGCCGCTGACTTTGCTTTGCTGGTTACAGAGAGTCCATCTAAGGCTCAGATATTTGAAACCAAAGCTCACAAGGCTTTTGCTAAGGCTAGAACGATAGACTCACAGCAATCACCTTCTATCCCAATTCAGGACAAACCGTTTACCGATGTTCGTGGTTATGGGTTGGGCATTTAATGGGCTTATGGCACTTTCAGTCTAGCTTAAATAAAGGTGAGCTAGACCCTCGCCTTGCTGGGCGTATTGACTTAGCGGCCTACTACAACGGGCTAAAGACAGCGACCAACGTACTAGCACTTCCTCAAGGGGGAATGACTAAGCGCGCTGGAATGGAGTATATCGCTACGGCTACAGCTAATGGGAGGCTTGAGCCTTTCAGCTTTAACACTGAGCAGAACTACTTGTTAGCTTTCTCGAACCTGCAAGTCAAAGTATTTAAGGACGATGTTCTACAAGCAACAGTTGTTACCCCTTGGACGTTAGCTCAACTAGCCGATATTGACTACATTCAATCTGCCGACACCGCTATTGTGGTTCATCCTGACGTAGCGCCTTATGCTATTTCTAGGACTTCGCATACTGCGTGGACGGTAGCGGCAATCTCACTATCTAACATCCCTCAGTTTGATTTCAATGATGCGTCTAGCCCTACGCCTGTGGCAGAAGTGCAGAGGATTAACTTCTCAGCCCATAACTACGGCGATAGGTATAAGATTTCCTTAAATGGGGTTCTTACCGAAGAAATTGTATTCGCCAGTAATAACACAGCTAACCACAATGATATAGCCGACGCCCTGCAAGCCCTGATAAATACAGGCAACACAGGAATATCCGTTACAACACAAACATCATTAGATACTTACAATGTGACACTTGCTGGTGACTCTGCTGATAACTGGGATGAAATGACCGTTACCGGCGTTTCTACTAAAAGCACAAGCTTTGAAGCAACAACTACGACAATCACTGGCGGCACCACACGCAAAGAAGATGTGTGGTCTGCAACTAGAGGCTGGCCTAGAACAGCTACTTTCCATGAAGGTCGCTTATGGTTTGGTGGCTCGTCCTCGTTACCTGCTGCGTTATGGGGTAGCCGTGTTAATGACTTCTTTAACTTCGATGAAGGTAGAGCTAGGGATGATGAGTTAATCTTCGCCTCACTCGACACCGATCAGGTTAATGCCATTGAGGGTATATTCTCTAACCGGACATTGCAGGTGTTTACGTCTGGTGGTGAGTTCTATGTTCCTGAGTCGCCAATAACCCCAGCGAATGTAGGGGTTAAGCCACAGAGTAACATTGGCTCTAAACGTGTACGCCCAGTGACGATTGACGGGGTGACCCTTTTTGTCCAGCGTACCGGCAAGGCGCTAATCCAGTATGTGTTTATTAATGAGTTTCAGGCTAACCAAAGCAAGCCTGTATCTACATTAGCTCCGCATTTAATGAAAGACCCTATCCAAATGCAAGTTTCACGTGGAACGGAGGCTAGCGATGCTAACTACGTTTACCTTGTGAACGCTGACGGTACGGTTACAGTCTTTAATACGTTAAGTGGTGAGGACGTTCAGGCGTTTACAGCATGGACTACATCGGGTGATATTAAGTCACTAGCAGTCGTTGACGATAGGGTTTACCAGTTGGTCGAAAGAGAGATTAACAGCTCAACCGTTTACTATATCGAGAAAGAGAATCCTTTGCTTAATACTGACGCAGCTACTATTGGCACCGGCTTGGCGAGTGATACACTTACCGGCTTAGGGCATTTAGAAGGCGAGACTGTAAGGGTTAAAGCTGACGGTACCGTACAGGAAGATGAGGTTGTAGTTAGTGGTCAAATTACTATCGGAAAGACTGCGGATACTATTGAAGCAGGGTTAAACTTTCAGCCAATTATTGAGACAATGCCTGTTACCATGAAGATACCAAACGTGGGTGATATAGCGGCTAAGAAGAAGAAACTGACAAGAGTAGCATTGCACTTATACGAGTCGAATGCAGTTAAGGTTAATGGTGAGTTATTGCCAGATAGAACTATTGGGCAAGACATATTTGAAGCTCCAACACCACAAACAGGATTGAAGCGGTTACGTCTTGCGGGTTGGTCAACTGAGGCTAGTGTAATAATTACACAAGAAGAACCAATGCCGCTAACGGTATTAAGCATAGGAATTGAGGTAAGTATCTAATGGCAGCAGCAGCATATTATGTGGTGGTTGCGGCACTAGCCGTATCAGAACACCAGCAGACTAGAGCCAAAGGCAAGATGGAAAAAGGGGAAGCCGAAGTTGGTGCTGCCCAAGAAGAAACAGCCGCAGCGTCAAGAGAAGCTGATCGGAAGTCTGCGCTATCTAGGGCTATCGCTTCACAGAACGCAAGTGGTGGGGCTAGAGGGGTAGGACTGACAGGCTCTGTAATGTCGGTAATGAAAGAAGATATGCGTAGAGAAGCCGAAGACACACAGCGTGACCAGTTTATGACTGGGCTAAGAGCAGATGCCATGAGAAAGAAGGGGGACATAGCTATGAAGCAAGCTGGTATTAATGCGACTATGGGCTTGCTCGGAACAGCGGCTTCTATGATGGCTGCGGCTCCATCTGGCGGAGATACTAATACTTATGGAAATATATCAGGGTACGGGCCTAACGCAAAGGCTAACGCAGGGGGGCAGTTTACGTCCTCTAATTTTGTTGGCCCAAAACAGTAACTGTCTGGAATAAATAATGGAAAGATACGAAAAGCAAGTTGGCTTACAATCGGTAGACCTATCCACTGGGGCAGTATCACTTGCCGGTAAGTTAAACCAGTTCAAAGACATGGCTATGAAGCGTATCGAGAAAGATGCTGTTAAGCGCGGTATTGAGAAGGCTAGTCAGGTTGAGATTAAGACGGACTCTAGTGGTAATGTGATTGCTCCTGAGAAGCGTGAGGTTGGTATATGGGGAAGCATTGAGGATGAACAGTATAACGCTGCTATCACTGACGCTTACAATATTACATTGCAGACAGACATTCTAGCTGACGTGTCTCGTATTGCTGCTGAGAATCCCGACGACCTAGAAGCTTACGATAAAGCTTATGCTGCTAACTTCGCAGGGACAATCAATAACGCTGACCCTGCCTCAAGACAAGCCGCTAGGAACGTGTTTACTCAAGCTAATGCTAGAGAGCGCGGGAATATCCAGACCACACTAATCAAGAGAAAGCGTGAGGTAGCTAAAATTGAGCGGTTTAACTCACTTCAATCGCTGCTAGAGTCGGCAAGCTCTATCGGATTTGGAGGCGGTGACATAGCCCCCGAAGGAGTGCTGTATAAAGAGGCTTTAGATAGTATGGTGCGGACCGGCGACATAAGCGCGGATGCTGCAAATACTATGTGGAAAGCTGCTGAGTTTGAGATAGAGAAGTCAGTAGATATGGGGCGGATTAATTCCCTGTTCGATAGTGACGGACCAGAAGCGGCTAAAGCTGCCTTTGCAGAAATGCAAAAAGGGATAGGGGAAGGCAACTATTCATCCGGTGAATGGCAGACAGTCCTATCTCAAACAAATACCATGCTGAACCGTAGATTAAGTTCTTTAGCCGCAGGGAGTGCAGTTCAAGACCGCCAAAACACTGATATGGTTAATGACTATATCTTGGCTCTAAAGGAAGGCAAGAAAGTAAGTGAAGAACAAACCTTAGCCGTTAGGGCGCTGGCAGCGACTAACGAGAGGTTCCAAGAGCCTGTAACGATAGCTGAGTCTCTATCAGAAACGTCCAACCTTTCAGCAGAAATGAGGGCTGAGAAGATGGAATCTTTAATGGCTAGTGACGGAACTATGCCACTTGAGAATGTAGACGAATTAACCACGCTAGAGGCTAACGAGGCTGTATTACATAAGGCGTTCAGCACCGAACCTTACAATACGCTAACTGAGCAAGGTTCAGATATTATATCAGGCGAGCCGTTTAATCCTATGGACCCTGACTCTGTTGCTACTCGAATGCAGGACCAGATCGCCGCTTCTGCTCATGCAGGGTTTGAAGTGCCGTTTGTTAGTCGAGGGGAAGCTAAAGCCATTATTGGGCAATTTCCCACAATGACATTAGCCCAGAAGACAGCATTAGCATTATCACTATCAGAGGCAACTAATGCCTTCGGTATCTTTGATGAAGAAGGGGCGAGGTCTTTTGCCACAGTGGGCAACACTGGGAACGAGGTAATGATTGGCAATGTATTTAGGGGCGAAGAAGCTATAACTCTTGGCAATGTAAAGCCAATAGAAATGAGCGATTACCAAGATGCGCTAGAGGTTTACAGCCAAGGCATTTTAGAGGCTAGGGAAATAGCAGGGGTAAGGGAATCTGCTATTCATGCCTATGCAGGGCTATACGGGAACGAACCGTTTAACCGTGAGAGCTTTGAAGAAATCCTACAGGTTGTTGGGGGTGCATCTGCTAACATAAACGACTTCAACACATTGCTGCCTGACTTGGTGACTGACGACCAGTTTCAAGACTTTATTGATGATGCTGACGTGGGGCATCCGGTTTTAGAAATGGTAAGAGAAGAAAGAGGTGTTACGGTTAAAGAGGCGCAAGACTTATTAGCAGGGGCTAGATGGCTGAAAGGCGCGGATGGGTACAAGCTACTCCTTGAAGGGGGTGGCGAAATACTACGAGAGCCAGTCAATCTAACAGAAGAAATGATTACCACTGAAAATCTCAGAGCTGGGGTAGTACATAGACGAGTACAAAGAGAAGCAGTAATGCACGATAGAAGCTCAAGCCCTAGCGCAGCGTATCACCCGATTGAAAGGTTTTAGTAGTGACATTATTTAACCCTATAGACCAACAGAACAGGGATGATAATTCTTATTATGCTGAATCTGTGGCTGCACCGGACTTTACCGAGACTTACGATGCCGCTCTTGGCTTGGTTATTGATGAAGGGCTGACGATTTCTACCTTCTTGAATAGAGAGGCTAAGAGAGAGCGTAACCAGCAGGTTAACACTCTTATTAATGAAGGCGGCTATGACCGGAATACTTACGATGTTGCTGGGGGCGGATTCGATTATGACTTGTTCGCTAGGAATACTGGCTTAGTAAAGACTGACTACGAATTGCATACAGAACGAAACGAGATGCTGGCACGGCGTAGAGCTTATTCTGAAAGTGTTACGAGTGGCGGTGGTGGGGTTGCTAACTTTCTAGGTGCTGCACATGGGTATATGATTGACCCGTTAAATGCGGCAACAATGGGAGTATCAACTTCAGTAGCGGCGGCTAGGTCGCTTACGCTTGCTGCAAGGATGGCGCAGACTGGATTAAAAACAGCGGCTGTGGCTACGGCTACGGAAGCGGCTATCCAACCATTTGTATTCAACTACAAGGAAAGTATTAACTCTCCTTACAGTGCTGGTGATGCGCTAGCGGCTATTGGCCTAACTGCTGTTGGCGGCTTTGGTTTAGGTGCTGGGTTTAGTGGCGTTACCGGAATGTTTAAAAAGGCCCGAATGGAACGTGCGGCTGCGCGGGATGAAGTCTTAGCGCAGAAGATGGATGGGATTGTTCGGAACCTAGAGCATGGCAGGGAAGTTCGCGGTGCCTCCCCTACAATCAAGGCTTCCCGAGTCGTAGCGGATGCTAAGGTAGAGCCAGAAGTAGCAGCAGTAGAATTGTCTAAAGACCTTGAGAGCCAGATAGCACAAATAGAGAAAGAGTCTGTCAGTGTTGCTATGTTCTTAAAGCGTGAAGGTGGCGTGAATGTAAGCGACTTCGACTTAGATTCAGTGCTTCCAAGGAAGCAGGGCGGGAAACCACTGTACCGTAAAAAAGGCGGCATGGATGTTGAGACTGTTAGAGAGAAGCTAGAAGGCGAAGGGTGGCATTTAACCAATGAAGAGGTTATTGAGCTAATACAGGATATATCGCATGGTCGTAAAACTCCGTATTTAGATCAAGATGCAGGAGCGAAGAAGGGGCAGCTAGAGCATGAGCTAGGTGAGGTAAGTAGAGCTATAGACGAAGGTGCTGAGAAGGACTTGTTCAGAACTGCATTTAAAGCTGACGTTGAAGCTGACCTAGATACGTTCCGTGCAATGGATGATGCGGCTGCGGAGTTTGAAAACAGGCAAGCACCGAGGCCGGAAGATGCCCGACCAGTGCCTAAAGCGCCTAATCATACCAGCCAAAGACAAGCCGATATTCTGCAAGGGCAAGAACTACTGGACAGCTTTAACCGTGCAATGGATGATTACCACTCTTTAGATAACCCGAAGGTAAGTGTTGATGGAGAGTATGTTGATGGTGGTGTATTTATGAAGCAAATTGACGAGGAAATAGACGGTTTAGAGTCTGTGCTGGTGTGTGCCGTTGGCTGATTTTACCAAGTGTATAAACATAGCTGTTGAGAAAGGCCGTATATCTAAAAAGGTAGGGCAGGAACTTTTAAAGGCAGAGAATACCGATGCTGTTCTAGGCTCAATGATTGACAGGCTAACCAGAACTAAGCGTGAAGCTGCTATATCAGCCTTACGTCTGGATGCTGCATACCGAATGGTTAAAGCTCACCCTGAGTCGCAGTACCTTGGGTTAAGCTCATTGCTTGACCGTGACATGTCTAGGCAATCTAAAAGCGTAAATGTAACTAAGCGTGAGTCGTATTACATTGGCAATTACGAGGCGCAAGTGCGGGAAATGATCTCGGCACTTAAAACAAGAAAGCTAGGTTTAGTGCAAGACACGGACACACTAAAGCAGGTCATTAGAGCTATCTATGGCGAAACCGAAGGGGTATCAGCAGAGGCTAAGAAGTTTGCTGATTCTTGGACTAGGCTTGACGATATTATGGTTGCTGACGGTAACAGGCTAGGCAAGAGCGTTACTAAGAATGAGCGATACAATGTTCCTCAGACTCACAACCGTAGAGCGGTTAAGAAGATGGGTGAAGAGAAGTGGGTTGCCTATATATGGGATAAGCTTGATAGAAGCAAGATGCTTAACGATATTGGCGAAGAACTAACCGACGACCAACTGCTAAAGGCGCTGAAGGCTTCTCATGCAGCTATCATTTCTGACGGGTTAAGTAAGACCGCTGACTTGCAGGTGCCACTACTGGCTAAGAAGTTATCGCGCAAGGGTTCAGAAAAGCGGTTCCTCTATTTCAAAGATGCTGATAGCTGGATTGACTACCAGACCACTATGGGTAAAGGGGATATATTCTCTACGCTAACCGATAATATTCACGCTAATGCACATGACAATGCAATGCTTGAGATATTCGGCCCCAACCCTAACGAAGTGTTCCAAGCTTTACGCGCTCAAGTAATTAAAGACACTGGACTATCTGGAGTTAAGCTATCTTTTTTAGACGCTAAGTGGAATGTGATTTCTGGCAAGATAGGTGAAGGAAACCTAACCACTGCTGCGGACGGTATGCAGTCAATGCAAAACGTCCTAGTGGCAAGCTTGCTAGATGGTGCGTTCTTATCTGCTATTGCTGACGTAGGGTTATCTATATTAACCACTACGGCTAACGGGATGTCGTCATTCAAGATGATTAAGCGGCACATGAGTATGTTAAACCCTGCTAATGAGGCGGATAGATTAACCGCTATGAGGATAGGCTTAACTGCTGGGGCAGCTACCGATCACGCCTTATATGCAAACAGGTTTGGCAGTGTTGCGGGTAGCGGCGTTACAGCTAAAATGGCAGAAGGTGTTATGCGCGGTACTTGGCTGTCTATATGGACAGATGCAGGGCGTAAAGCGTTTGGGATGGAGTTCTCGGCTATGTTGGCTGACAACTTTGGCAAGTCGTTTGACGAGCTAAACAATATATTTAAAGGTGGTGTTGCTGAGTACGGCATTACCAAGCAAGACTGGGATATATTTAGAGCCGAGAAACATATTAACAATGAAGGGGTTATCTTTGCTGATTTAACACACTCAAGCGCAAAGAAGTTTCACCAGATGATGATGACTGAGACTGATTTCGCTGTGCCTATGCCTGATAACAATGTTAGAGCAATGATGACAGGCGGGTTAGGCAGGGCAACTACTGGTGGCATGGTAATGAAAGCAGCAACTACCTTTATGGGCTTCCCTCTAACAATGATGGCTACGCATCTAAGGAAGGGCGCAGCTAAGCAAGGGCCATCAGGAAAGTTAGCATCTCTCTCTATGCTAGCTGTGACGCTTACTGTGTTCGGGGCAATATCGCAGCAAGCTAAATCAGTCACTAAAGGCGAGCATCTTAGAGATATGGACGATCCTAAATTTCTTGTGGACTCTTTGATACAGGGCGGCAGTTTAGGTATTTTCGATGTTATTCTTAAAGACGTAAACAGATATGGCGATAAACCTACCTCTGGCTTCCTTGGGCCTTTAGGGACATTGGTTGATGATACAATACAGCTAACTTTTGGTAATGCGCGACAGGTAGTTACAGGAGAGGATACGAATATCGGCGGAGAGTCCGTGGCATTTGCATCACGCTACCTGCCTAACCCTTGGCAAGGACGACTGGTTCTTGATTCGCTGTACGACCAATTTGCGATAGCGGCTGACCCTAACGCACAGAAAAAGTTTAATAGACGTATGAGAGCGCGAGAGCGCGATGATGGAGTTCAATATTTTAGGCGTAGAGGCCAAACAATCACAGAGGCATTAAAATGACAATCACAGTAAACGCAGCACGAAATGAATACACAGCTACAGCAGGGCAAACCCTGTTCAGCTATACGTTTAAGATATACGAGGACACTGATCTTAATGTGTATGTCACTCCTGCTGGTCAAGTAGCCGATGATGCTACTGACGTTATTACAGCCTTTACGGTAACTGGAGAAGGTGTTGCTGCTGGCGGCACGATTACACTGACAGTACCGGCTAGTGTTGGCGACTTAGTAACCATTGTGTCTGACATTCCTACTGACCGTACAACTGATTATCAGGTGAGTGGTGATTATGTTCCGCTTACTGTTAATAATGACTTTGACCGTACTGTATCACTGGTTAAACAGGTTCTAGGTGAACAGCAGCGTACATTGCAGTTTCAGCAATCAGAGCAAGGCGGTGTTGGCTTAACTATGCCTACTCCCGTTGCGGCTAACTATATTCGCTGGAAAGCTGATCTTTCAGGCTTTGAGAATATCGCTTCTACTGCCGGTACTGCTGCCGAAGTTAAAACCTTATATGAGTCTAATGCTGATACTAATGAGTTCAACGATGCTGAGAAAACTAAGCTCGGCACAGTAGATACTAACGCTGCTGACGATCAGACAGGCGCTGAGATTAAGGCTGCCTATGAAGGCGAAGCTGATACTAATGCTTTTACAGATGCGGAGCAGACACTAGTTGGCACAGCTTCTCAAGCGGCAGATACTAATAAGCGTGACGCCTCCACTGGTGTTTTAACTGGCGGAGTTATGTCTACTGGTGCTGGTGCAACCGAGTTCTCTATCTCGGATGGTACAGGCCAAGTGGTTAGCTCTACTGGGGTTATTACGGACGTTAGCTGGACCGGCAAAAGCAACATCACGCCTACGAACATAGCTGCGCAGAACATTACGTTTATCAGTATTAATTCGTCAGGGGTGGTGGTTGAATCCTCGGCTCGTTGGACTAATGCTCAGTCGAGAGCTGAAATAATTATCGGGGTTGCGGTTCACGTTGATAGAGTTAATGTCGATGCGGTTAACAATGAGCAGCACTACGCTCTACAAGCCACAAGCCAGTTAGCCGACTTATACGAGGGCTTAGGCTTCTTTAATATCAGTGGCAACTTGTTCTCTGCTAACGGGGCCAACTTAAACATTAATAAATCCGCTGGTGTTATGGCCGCGCATGGCGCTAACTACGCTAACGATGCTGACAGTCCTAGCGCAATAGCCTTAGCTTCACTCACGGGGCTTTCCTTTCAGTATAGATATTCGGACGGCACCAACGGCACAACAGGCATTGCCTTCGACCCTAACAATTTAGATGATGGGGCTGGTGGGTTAACTGCACTATCGAACAACAAGTGGTCTGTGCAACGAGTGTACTCTTTCACTTCTAATAACGTGAAGATACAGCGAGGGGTTGAATCATTCGGCACCTTAGATAAAGCGGTTGCTGGGCTATCCAGCGAGGCTTATGTAACTGAGCCATCTATTCTAGCTAATGGGCTGCTTCGTGGCTTTATTATCTGTAAGAAAGGGGCCACTGATTTAAGCAATACTGCTACAACTTCTTTCTTGCAAGCATCCAAGTTCCAAGATATTGCGGTTGGCGGGGCAGGTGGCGTTGCTAGTGATATGCAATCAACCTATGAAAACTCTACCCCTAACCCTGAGATATTAACGGATGATACTGGGGGTGCAGTAACGTATCGCCGAGGGACAACAGGTGGCGACACTGACGATGTGGTAGAAGTGCAAAACAATGCTGGCACTAAAACATTCGCCGTAACTGGTGCTGGTGCGATAACGACTCTCAGCACAGTAGATGGCCGTGATGTAGCTACGGACGGCACTAAGCTGGACACCGTTGAAACTTCTGCCGATGTTACCGATGAAGCTAATGTCACCACTGCCTTAGATGGTGCCACTCTAACGGCTGTTACTGTTGCTACTGGTGATAAAGTATTAGTCCAAGATGCTGACGACTTAGACAACCTTAAAACGGTTACTGCTCAATCTATTGCTGACCTTGGCACTGGCGGCACTGACGCAGCTATCCGCGCACAGGTTGAAGCTACGGCTAACACTGCTGGCTCTGATAACGTGGCGCTAGGTGATGCGGCTTTTGGCTCAAACAGTAGCGGAGTCAGAAACGTAGGGCTTGGCGATAACGCGCTTGCAGGCAGTCTCTCGGCAAACGGCAACGTGGGTGTAGGGTCGTTCGCGGGAGCTACCATAACGACTGCCTTTGGCCTAACGGCTGTAGGTGAAAAGGCATTGCAGACCAGTAACGCTAACGGAACGGCCGTGGGCTGGTACGCAGCGCAATCAAGCACTGTAACCATCAACGCATTCGGGTATCAGGCTTTGCGTGACCATACGTCAGGTGTGAATTGTGCAGCCTTCGGCAATGACAGCTTAAGGGTCAACACCATTGGGGCAAGAAATAGCGGCTTCGGGTCCGGCAGTTTACGCTATCTCGTGGGCGCATATCACGATAATACTGGCCTCGGCAATGACGCTCTTAAGTACACAACCGCAGCGGCTAACCTAACCTCATACACAAACTGTACAGGCGTAGGGCATGACACAAGAGTAAGTGGCGACAACCAGGTACAGATAGGCGACTCAGCAACCACGACTTACGCTTATGGTGCCGTGCAAGATCGTTCTGACATGCGAGACAAGGCTGACATTGCTGATACAGTTTTAGGCTTAGATTTCATAAACGCTGTGCGCCCAGTGGATTTCCGTTGGGACTACCGCGACGACTATTTTGATGAAGTTACAACTACTGAAAATCAGTTAATGGTAGAGGCGGTTGATGCTGTTCTTGACGATGAAGGCGAAGTGATAGAACCAGCTCGCCCCGCAGTATACGAAGACGTTGAAGTATCAAGCCTAGTCGCTGTCACCAAAGACGGCAGCCGTAAGCGTAACCGTAAGCATCATGGCGTTATCGCCCAAGAAATTCAGCAGTTGATCGCTGACACTGGTGTTGATTTCGCTGGCTTTAAAGATGCTGGGTACGATGGCAATGGTGAGGACGTTCTAAGTATTGGTTACACTGAGTTTGTTGCTCCTTTGATTAAAGCAGTACAGGAACTATCCGCGAAAAATGATACACTGACCGCCCTATTAATCAGCAAGGGTGTGATAGATGCAGATGAAATATAACGAAGAAGATAGGTACTATATAGCTGGTGTAGTCATGGTTGTGGGTTATCTCGCAACTATGGCTGTGATGATCTCAGGCTCCATTGCCTATGTACAGGTGTCGCTATTATGATTGATTTTATTATGTCAGTGCTCGACTGGGGACTAACCTTTCTACTATGGGCGTTAGGTTTCTTCACGCTGTCGGGGGTTGTCGTAGCTGTCGGGATGCTGTTTAAGAAAGATTTAGGTGTTCGGACGTTTTCTACCGGCGAAACGGTTGCTAACTATGAGCTACCAGATTGGTTGTACTGGTGGCAGAACCTAGAAGATAACCTTACTGGTGATAAGCGTGGCGACTACTGGAACGCAGAGAGGTTTCGTCCGTCAATCTTCACTCAGGCTGTATGGACAAGCCCGACACTGAAAATGTGGTGGTGGTCTGCTATACGCAACCCTGCCAACAATCTAAAGCGTATTGTTATTGGTGTTGATGTTCGAGAGTTTACGTTCCACAAGCTTTGTGGCGACGACTCAGTGCGTGACGATACGAATAGTGAAGGCTTCCATATCTTATATGCTAGACCAAAAGACGGATGGTTCATTAGGCCTTTGTTCTATTTGGTTAAGGGGTACGGCAATGGTCGCGGCGTGGTGCTCCAATTCGGTTGGAAGATTAAGCTTAAATATAACACTGTTACCTACTCACAAGAGATTGATAACTTTAAAGGTGTCACTGTAGAGATGAACCCATACAAGGATTTAACGTGATTATGCAATTTATGCCATCCAGTTTCGCACACATTAGATCAGACAGCATGGGCAGCGGCCACTACCTAGCAAGCCGTGGGCGCAGAAAGCACAGGGGCGTAGACTTCGACGTTAACAAAGACACTGAGATTTTAGCGGTTGCTGCTGGTATTGTTACCAAGCTGGGCTATCCGTACAGCCCCGGCGACCTGAAAAAAGGCCATCTTAGGTATGTTGAAGTTACAACTCACGACTTGCACCGGACTCGCTATTTCTATTGTAAGCCTGTTTGTGCAATAGGTGACGAGATATTAAAGCGCACTCCTATCGGCCTACAGCAGGACTTACAGGCTGTGTACGGTACCAATATGGATAACCACTTACACTTTGAAGTCATTGACAGGCTAGACACTGTGCTTGACCCTATTGCGTACCTTAAAACACAAGAGAAGGGTAACAAATGAGCGACTGGAAGAACGTGCTAGGCAGTATTGCACCTACTCTAGCTACGGCTTTAGGTGGGCCCATGGCTGGGACTGCTGTTAAGTTCTTAGCTGGTCACTTCCTTAATGACGAGGATGCAAGTGTTGCTGACATTGAAGCGGCTATTGTGTGCTCAACACCGGAAGACCTAGCAGAGCTGAAACGCATCGACGCCAACTTTAAGATTGAGATGAAGAAGCTAGGCGTTGATGTGTACCGTATTGAAGTTGGTGACCGCCAAGGCGCTAGAAATATGGCAGCAGTGAATATGATGCCGCAGATTATCCTAAGTATTATCTTCGTTGGCGGGTACTTTGGTTTAGTTTATATGCTGTTTGCAGGTCACGTTGTTATTGACGAGTCTATAAGGGATATGTCGAATATACTGCTGGGTGTACTCACCGCTAACATTCCAGGTATAATGCAGTTCTGGTTCGGTTCGAGCCACGGCAGTAAGCATAAAAATCTAACCACAAGTTAGCGCAAGTGGCGCTGAAATCAACACTAACCTATACTGACAGAGAGAGATAAAGCTATGCCCGACAATCCGAGTAACTGGGTAAACGCTTTACCACCATGGTTAGGAGGTGCGCTTATGGCCTTTTTTATGGCTGTAGTCAGAGTGATTTATGACAAAGAAGAAACAAGTGCTGTGCGTATATTGATGGAGGCGTTCATTTGCGGTTCGCTTACTGTGTCTGCTGGCTCTGCTTTCGCGGCAATGGGTTATGGACAGAATTGGTATCTGTTCTGCGGGGGTATGATCGGTATGCTAGGGTCCCAAACTCTACGCGCTTTTGCTAAGAAGTTTATAAACAAAAAAATCCCCTAACTAGTAGGGGCAAAGAGCGCTTTCACGCTAGGGAATCTCAAGTACCTATCGTACTACACTAACCATGCTATAGGAACAGCCTTTATTGGTGCTGGCTTAACAGGCGGTT